TAAGAATATCAAACTTCAGCCCTGCCGCCTTGGATGATAGACTTGCGCTTTCTCCCGGTTACCCTGTCAATCCAGCCGACCCCCTGATCGTCAACCATCGACCATATCAAAGACGGCGATAACATCTTCATCTTAACAGACACCTCGGCCATCCCTTTTATGTACCTTACCTCACCTCGGGATGGCTTGACGTGCTGCATAATGACGTCACCGCCTCTCTTCCAGTATAACTCTCGTCCCTTCATGCACCATACAAATCTGGCAGCTTGCGTCAGACAATATTGGTTAATCTGGCGCACACTTTCAGACTGAACATTCCCATATAGGTCGTGGACCTTCTGGCAAATCTTGGACAACATCGAATTTCCGTCCTCGGAAAACGGGTTGTCCATATGGGACAGCATGACCCTAGGTCCGAACTCAAGAGACATGAACTTCTCCTGACCTGGTCTAGTTATCTGAAGAGCTTGATCGATCAGATTGCGATATGGTTCTCCCCTCATGTTCCAGGCATGGCCTAAGAACACTACTCCTTCCTCGTAGACGTCGCTGCGAAACCTATCGACGGCCCTGCACTGCTCTGGTTTCATAACAAAACCCCACCTATGCAGGACCAGCTTCGCAAACTCATCAATGGAGAACCCCCCTAATCGCAGATCGTTGACTCTTACCACGGAATCGTCGCCTAAGACAAAGATTGAGTACGCCCTCAGGTTCTCAACAGAACCATGATAAGCGCAGATAGTGTCACAGATTACAGCATAGTTGATAATCGACCCGATGATGGATGTCCAAATCGATCCAGACGGAATAGAACCGTTCGTCTGGATGACGTCACCATTAGGACAGATCACAATCGATTTTCTAAACTGCATCTCACACCACAAGAGTATGTTCTTAACCAACGGGTGGTCAGCATCCTGAAAGGCATACTTCACCACCTCGAAGGCAAAGGAACATAGGTTCCGAGTCGTGTTCGCGTCAAACGAAGACCAGTCCATCAGATAGTATTCAAAGTCGCCCTCGCGACTTATCATGGACTCAATCTTCTTGTACCCCTGGTTCATAAAGGACATCCCATACATTATTGAAGTCTGGTGTATCTTCAGCTGGCGCTGAAGCGGCTGAGTAAAACAACCTCCAACCAGACCCTCATGCATGTCAGGCATCAAAATCATTCTGCCCATGCCCTCCTGATTCTCTATGGCATCATCGAAGGCATTGCACATTTTGGCTCTGCCACCGATGGCCCAGGTAACTATATGACGCGGGACTCGAAACAACCCCTCCTCAATTATCTCCGCGGCCACTTTCCGGGCTAGTGGCTCTGCGTCAGCTTTGGTCATCTTCTTCAAGCCGACATATTGGTAACCAGGATATGCTACCGGGTTCGACACGTATACTCGGTCTAATTCCGCTAAGCAAGTCCTTCCGCTCAACTTGATCTTTGACAGTCCGATGCGACGGGCGACCCGCCCAATCATCGAAACCGGCATAGACCTCTTGTTGACATTCTCTCCTAACTTCCGCATCCTCCTTCTCCAACCACGCCGTGTTAAGGTCCGGCGGTAGGCCCCTTCATACGCCAAATCACTTGTTACCCTTTCATCAATACAGTCATCGAGATTGTCATACTCAACGTAGTCGCGATCCCGCAGTGAATAACACCGCGAGGCGCGCCCAAGATAAGTAAGTCTGCCCCCTGGGCGACAGATGTCTTGTTCTCGACGAAGTTGATTGTGGGTATCAAGCGGAATATGCCGTAAAGGGGCCACCGTTTTGAGGTTGCTACTCCATCCCCACTGCTGCCCTGTCTTGGGCGGCCGCGGAGATGGAAGCAGCTCGCACAGCTTCCAATATGCTGCGAAATATGTCACTCCCCGAAGGGAATACTTCGGGGTGTGACTTCATGTGCTCCGTCATTTGTTCCGGAGAGGGGAGGGCCATGACGGCTTCATCCCTGATCCGGCGCTGCCAGATCTTATCGACCTGGGCTCGCACCGAGGTCGCTTCCCTCTCCTCCTCACTCATGGCGGCCATGATCTGTTCCGCCTGTGCGTAAACCTCATCTGCCTCATGCTCTGAGGCATCAGCGATTGAACGCCGTGTCGCCCGGAAGTACGGCTCGAGTATACCCAACGCCTTGTCTGGGTCCCCGTACTTCTCATCGAGGTCCTTGAGCCCTTGTTCATACACGGCTCGGAGATTGATCGCCTGTTCCTCCTTCTTCTTGATCACCTCCTTGCGGACCCTCATGCGCACCGCATATAGCATCGCCATGCCACTATCCATTCCCTGGGTGCTAACGACTTTGTCGTTGGAACGGACGCTCTTGACAGTCTTCCTCAACTCGATCACTGCCTTCTTCCACTTGTTGATACGCGTAACGTACTCAACATACCTCGACCACGACGGCGGTAGTGACCCAACTAGGGCACACACTGCTTGTCTGAGGTCGATCCTCCTCTCAATCAGTCCAAGGACGATTACTTCGAGAGAGCGGTTCTGAAATGCAGCGAACCTGGCGCGATCTTCTCCGGAGATGTTCTCATTGCTACCCGTTGTAGCGGAAATGATGTCTAGCTTGACGTCGTACTGCGTCTGGACTCCCGTCACAATCTGGCCGATATCAACAGGCTGGCCAGCCATTGTCACAAGCAGGCCAGGGAG